CCGTAGATGGTTGCAAACGAGAGAGTGGTACGTTCAGTGCTTGAAACAACTTTTGTTGGAAGTACTGAATATCTTGGATCTCGCCAAGATTTTGACCACCTTGTAATGTAGTGATCTCAGTGCCTTTGCCACCCTCACGACGTGGCATCCAAAAATCTTCCATCATAGAAAGATGTTTACGATCATCACGGACTTCGCCAGTAGTTGCATCGTAAACAACTTTGTTTCTAAACTTGTTCATAATCTGGTTGACGTATTCTTCTGCCTTTAACTTTGGTAGATTACCGACATCAACATAAAACACACGACGCTCTGGTGCTCTAGAAATTCTGTAGATTACAGAGGCATCTTCAATCATCTTCAACTGGTTAACTGGTTTGATTGCTTTATGTAAATGAGAAAGCATCATACCTGTATTTGCATCTAGCAAGCCAGATGGAGCATAAACAATTGAATCAATGGAGAGTTTTACACCTTGTGTTGTTTGTTCCGTAATTCCTTTATCATTATAAAGATAATACTCATCTATTTCTTTAATTACGTCAACACCTTTTGGAGTGCGCTCTTTTTTAATATTTTTTATACGACGAATCTTACGAGGATCAACGTATCTTAATTCAACGATGCCCTGTTTAATATTACTTTCATCAAGAAGAATGTGGAAGTAAAGACGACCATCGATATACCAAGAGCGAAATATGTCATGTCCTCTTTCACTAAACTTTAGCAGTCGTAAAACTTCTTTAAATTCTTCCTGTATTTTTGTTTTAATACTGTCAGAGAGTTTTACTTTCTCAAGATCCAACTCAATAGAATCTTCTTCAGAAACTAATGCTTCATTGACTATATCATCAATGGCTGAATCTGTATCTGCATACTGAGCAATTTCGCGGTATCTTCTGATGAGGTCATTTTCGTTTTTAACGACACCCTCAACATCCATAACCATACCATAGTATGCAGCTGCTGAATTAACAACTGTCGACCCATCATCAGAAGATGGCGTAACTACACTCGCCAACTCCTTCTGTGGATCTTTACGTTTTATTTCAAACCCAAAAATTTGCATAATTTAAAAATTAAAAAGTTAATTAAATTGGAAGCGGGAAGCTGCCGATTGGTGTATCAATTCCCACGTTAATTCCAAAACTAGAACCACCTGCTCCAGTATTGGATGTGAAGTAGTTGTAAACAAATTCTACATCAAACGACTCGATCTGATTCTGCTGGTCAAAGTCCAGTGCAATTGGTCCAATATTAATTGGCATTGCATCAACAAACTTGTAGGACTTAATGATAGCGCCACTTCTATCTAGCTGATGTACGTTCAGGTCAACCTGATAAGAAGTTGGATTCGTACGACCATCAGTTGTGCTATAATTTTGTATGCCAGTCTGCCACAACTCAAGAGCATTACGAATATTGAAAGTTGTGTCATTGTAAATTGAAACAGTCCATGGCTGGAACGAACGCTCGCCTGCAAAGTTTACTGGACGTCCACGATACAGAACTGTAATTGGTTCGATCGTAGATGCTGGTAGCTGTGCCGATCTGCATAGAAACTGTGCTCTTTGTCCAGCAACAACTCCCAGTGGTACGTAGGTTGGGAATGTTAACTCAACGCGAAATTGATTAGGGCGAGCACCGCCACCAATCATTTGCGATTTAAAATCAGCAATATTTGCCATTTATTTCTCCTTGATTCTTAACTATTTATTACGCTATTATTAACCGCCAATTTCATTAAAGTTAACAGAGGTGCGAGCAGCGATAAAGTTTAGAGTAATAAAGTTTATTGAGCGTGCTGGTTTAATGAAGATATCACCGATAAATTCGTTACGATCGATAACCTCACCAGTGTTGTTAGTTGCATCGCACTTGACTAAGAAGTCAGTGATACCGCGACGACCTTGAACATCACGCAGGAATGGCTCAACTAAGTTCTTAAATTGTGCACGAGTAAACTCATCATTGAACTCAAACAACTGGAATTTAGAAGCAGTTGCAATCGCCTTTTCCAAAACGATAAACAGACGACGTACATTGATACGATCGAATGCGCTTGGTTTAGCCAACAGAGTTTTATCGCCAAATAGAACCGTACCCTGTCCTGGGAAAGAAACTACTGGATTGATACCCTCTTTATAGAGACTATCGCGCTGTGTTTTGTTTGGATTAAATGCAAGTTTAACAATGTTCTTAATCTGTCCACGATTCAATCCAGCTGGAGAGAACCAAGGATCGTTAGTATAATCTGTACGAGCACATGTTCCAGCGGTATCACCGTTCAATGGAACATAACGATACTTGTCGTTATAGCGATCGTATTGATACTTGTAACCAGAGTCCAAAACTGCATAAGAAGTGCTTGGCAAACCAGTGCGATATGTTATTGCTTTTGTAACTGCCTGAGCATCTGAAGAAAGAATAACTGCACCTTCTGCATCAGCAATAGAAGCAAACACAACGCAGTCTTTGCGAACTTCAGCGACGTTGTTGATAACGTATGAAGCAACTGTAGAATTAACAGCACCAACTGGCAGAAGGCTAATGTCATACTGGCTATCATCTGCAAACACGATCCAAGCAGATTGCAGTTCGCCGTCAGTAGCAGTCAGATCGTCTGTACCACCTGTCAAAGAGCGAGTAACTGCAGAGGTCAGGTTGTTAAATGTTGTTGTCGAAGCACTGCCCCAGTTGGTTCCGCCAACGATTGTTGTATGATCCATCCAGTAGATATACTTGGAACGAGCATTGATAGCATCTTTGTAGTAGTTGTTTGATCCATCAAAGGTCTTAGAATCAGATGCCTTTGAGAGGAACGAGAATTTCTCTAGAGTAGATCCAGGAGTTCCAGTCCAAAGACCGTCTTCGTCGATAACAATAACATGTAACTCATCGCTCGCGCCACCTAGAGCAGCTGCTGCTGAAGATGTTCCTGGCTCGCTTTGAAACTGTTCTGCATACGCCCAGTTTGTAAAAGAACCAGCGTCAGCCATAGAAACCTTCAGAGAGTTACCGAGAGCTCCTGGGCATCGAGCTGCCCACTCACCAACAGAACCTTGTCCGTTAGCGTAAGAAGTCAGATAATCTGCATTATTTTTAATCTTAACTGCAGAACCAGACGAAACTGCGTTTAACGCAGCAGTGTCGGCACGGCAAACTAACAGGTTATTTGTATAACTGAGGAAGTTCGCAGCAGTAAAGAATGACTGGAAATTGGAATCGGTTGGTTTACCGAATATGCTTACGAGTTCGTTTTCTGAAGTGATTGTGATTGGCTCTAAAACTGGACCCCACTGGAATACGCCAGCGAAAGCGCCAGCAGAACTAGAAACAGCAGGAACGATAGATGTAAAATCTTTCTCTACGACCGCAACACCTGGACTAAGTTGGAAAGGCATTGTAATTCTCCTTAATTACATTGTTATATGTTTGCTACTTGAGCAACTACTGTATATTTATTACAAACGAGATTTCAAAAGTTTAGTGGATTTGCGTCTTCATCGCGTCCATCATTTTGAAATCCAAAAGGAGTTAGCTCATCTTCAATGGCTTGAATCCTCTGTTTGTACATTATTTCACGTAGGTTTATGTTATTTAAATCTTTAAAGTATGGGCTGGCAGTCAGCCATGAAAATAGCACTAAAGTCATAACTAAATCGTCGTTATAGCCATCGTCTGCAGCGTAGCTACCTTTACTCTCAATAAATGTGGAAATTTCAGATATTATATCGGCATCAAATATAAGGAGTTTTTTCTCCTCAACTAAAGACTTAAAGTTATGACATCCAGTTCGTTTAACCTTCTTATCGGTCATAACTCCAAGCTGAGTTTTCCCACCACCAAATCCACCAGAAACAACCTGCCCTGTTGCAGATCTGTTTACAAAAAGGATATTCTCATATTCTAATTCAGAATGTAAAATCATTGGAACCTGATCGCTGTAGTTTAGTTCTACAAGCACATAGGCTTCATTGTATTCTTTTGCAATTTTATGTATTACGTTTGGATATAATAAAACACTTATGTCGTTATTTCTGTATTTTGCTACTAATTTATATGGCGCTCCAGTTATATCTATCACGGTAAAGGCTGAGTAATCCTGCCCAACTCCCTCAGCAGTATCAGCTACTAAAACATAGGTATGTTTAGGCTCAGGCTTCTCATATACATCCAAACCATCTTTGGAGAGGATAGGATTGTTAAAGGACATTTGAGCAATTGTATCAGCACTAATTAGGGTTAAACTAGAGCCAAGGAAGTTACAAAGAACCTCTTGGTTAAACTTAACCTCACCGAGAGTTGCTTTCTGTTCAGCTGCCCATTTCTCATCACGACCAGGTATTTTCCAATACGGAATGAATAGAGTTACAAATCCGTTTCGCCCTCTCTCAGCATCATTCCAAAACTTCCAAAAATGATTGTAGCCATAGGGAGTGCTACTTAAAAGAATCTTTGTTGTTTGACCAGCAGAAATCGTAGGATAAACCGATGTAAAAAACTCTTCAGCCACTGTATTTGGAATAATCGCAGCTTCGTCAACATACAGTAAGTTTACGGATTTACCACGAATACCAGAACGACCAGTTGCAGCTGTAAATACTTTTGATCCGTTTTCTAATTCAATGTCACCTTTGTTCCAAGTTAGAACACCCTGCTGCATCCAATCAGGTAATCCCTCATACATTATCTGATAACGATCAAGAACTTCTCGAGCAGCATCCTTTTTGTTGGCAAGAATGGCTACGTTTTTATTTGGTTGAAATAGAGTATACCAAAGAATGTAGGCTGCAGAAGTAGTAGTTTTACCTTGCTGACGACCTTCCATGAGAATAACTCTGCGATTCTCATGTATAACTTTAAGTTTTTCTTTTTGGCAGTCGTATAGTTTGAATAGTTGAAGACCGTGATCAAGAGTTACAATATAGCAATAGTTTTCTACGAAATAAATGGGGTCGGTAGAACATTTGACGTATTCTTGAATTTGTTCTGGTGTAAACTGTACATTGACACCAGCTGCCTTTAGATTCGCATTTGAATTATATACTTGTGCCATAGCACCTCATTAATTAGAGATCGTCAGTCCAGCTCTCATTTGTTATCGTTACAGTTCCTGGGTCACCTTCTGCGGTATAAATTCTTGTCGCCTTTTGGAATTCTGGATCTTCACCGACGTTAGCAAATACAGTATCAATAACTCCAGTATTGGAGAGACCACCATATAGATTTAACTTTAATGTAAAATTGAGAGTATGGGTTACGAACCTACGAGTTTGAAAGTCGCCTTCGTAGTCATCCTGCACTGCCACGCTATTTAAAATTACAGGAACATCCTGCACTATGTTCATAGCTGGAACAGAATTAATCATTAGCGTATAATCTGGTGTAAAGGTTGGAAGAATTTGCTCGATGATTTGCAAACCGTCTTCCTGAGTTTTTGTTAAAACATAAAGAGCAATGTCAATGTTATAAGGAACTGGCGTAAACAAACTTTTCATAGTATCTTGGCTCGCATCAATGCAACGAACTTTGTTCATTCTATTTGCTTTGCGCGCAGCATCATAATTATAGCCAGTAATCTCAAAGGACAATCTTGGTAATGTTATATAAGTGTTATTCCGTAAATCTGGATCTGAGTCTATTCTAACTATCCACTTTTCTTTTGGTGCATATGCTAGTGGAACTTGTAAACGCTGTATCGTTTGTCCACTTACAGAATCATCTTTTTTTCTATCGATGTAAATGTTACTAAAAAGACTACCGAAAGCAACGATAGTGCTTCTAATAATTCCGTGATAAAATACTTTTCCGTCTAACATTACTTGAGTTCTTCAATAACGCAGTAAGCATCGCCTGCTGTTCCGACTGCTGGCATATTTCTTGCTATTACTGTTACTCTGTAAATTTTATGGAAACTGGCATCAGCGAGAACAAAGGTTAAGGTGTCGCCAACCGTAGCCAAATTTTGCACTAATTGATAGTTTGTA